TGAGAACTATACATGCGAGCAATCATATAAAGATTCTGCATCTGATCTACAAGATTTTTATCAGAAGAAGAAATCATATTCAAAAGTCGGAAATAATCACCAAGGAAAAGTTCACCGGCTTTTTCTATCTCCTCATTTTTGCAGTAAGGAGTATTCTGTTCCCACTCATTAGTGAAGGCATAAACATCGAATGGGATATTGACCTTATCACAGAACATAACAAGGCTAATAAGCTGCTTCACAGTATCAAGGAGAATATTACTCATAGAACCAGACCAATCAAGAATAAAGATTAGACCATGGTTCTTACCGTTAGGAAGAGTGGTTACTTTCTTGAAAAGGTCTTCATTATACTTATAGGTATGAAGCTTGGTGCAATCAAGAACACCAGTGCGTGAAGTTGCTGCACGAGCGTATGCTGCTGCAGACTTCTTACACTCAAATTCCTTGACCATATAATTCACTTCAGACTGGATTTCGCGTTTGAAATGCCTGAAGCTTTCTGCTTGAGTATCTAGAATTTTAGCAATCCAATCATCTTCACTCTTTGCAATCGCCCTATCCCAGACCATTCTGATGTAATCATTGACTTCACTGCAAGGAATGATAATTTTATCCAAATCAACTTTTGGATATTCCACATAAACAGGATCATTACCGTATGAAGAAGTCATCTCCTCAAGTTTATCTTGAAGTGAGTCCATAGTTGAAACTTCATCATTATTATGAGCACCACCTGAAGAAGATACAGGAGTTTCAACTTTCTCATCACTTTCTACAGGATCTCCATCATCAGAATCTCCATCCTGAGATCCTTCAGTTTGATCTGAAGATTCTTCCCCATTGGATTCTCCATCTTGGGTTTGCTGATCGCTCTCTTCTTCACTAGAAGAGGCTTCAACTTCTTCCTTTTCTTTCTCTTCTTCTTGTTTCTCATTATGCATCTGATACATACGCTCTGCAGCACGCTTTGCGTCATCAAAGGTTTCAGCTGCATTGATCTGACGGATAAGATCCTTCTCTTCTTCAGAGAAAGAAATTTTCACATGATTACCAATTTTGAAATATAGATTTACACGATCAGCAATATTCAAAGAATTAATATCTACTTCTTCAATCCCAAAGAAATCATCCTTGAAAAGCTCTTTATATCCATTGAAGAAGATCTTAGGAATACCAGGATATTTACGCTTCATCTTATTCTCAATGCGAACATCTTCAGTTACATTGACGAATGACTGTGGACAATCAAAGTTCCAATCGTCAGCAGGAGTGAAGAGAGCATGACCAACTTCGTGAGAGATAAGAAGGTCGATAACAGTAGAAGTCGCACGATCCCATGTGGGAAGAGTTAGTACACGAGTCTGTACGTTGAAGCTTGCCGTAGAGACTTTACGGCGCTCCACAATAAGATCTTCAGTAGCTAGGAGCTTAGCGAGAGTACCTTTGACTTCTAGATTGACCTTCATGACTCAGATGCGAATGAATTTATTGTAATCCATAAAAAAACCACCCCCTTACGAGGGTGGACAGTTATCAAACTGTTTTAGTGAACATGTACTACTCCATTGCCGTGGACATGAGGGATTGATCCATTATAGAGATGATTCTGCCCATGATAAAAGCCACCAGTAGCAATAGCAAAGATCGCTGCAAGAATACCAATTTTTAGATAGTTCATTAATTTTCTATCAATTATATTTTATTTAGAAACTAATTTAGAAAAGCCTTTTTCTTTTTCAAATTTCAACACCGAATCAAATCTTTCATGTAGTTCGGACTTGTGACTAATAATGAACACATTAGCATCTTTAACTACGTACTTGATAATTTTTAGAAATTCTTCGGTACCAAATCCGTCAAGACTTGAGTCAAATACTTCGTCCATAATCAAAAGATTTGTATTGACTGAATTACGAACTCGGGCAACTTCTCTCCAAGTGAATAGAAGTGCTAGGTCAATACGCATTTTCTCACCTTCAGAGAAAGAAGAATATGAGAACCTCTCATGGATAGGAGAAACAACGGTTTCATTGAACTCTTCATCTAGGTTGAAGTTAATATAGAAATCCATCATCTGGAGATACTTATTAACGTTCTGATTGATTAGAGGAAGATATTTACGGATGATATTGGTCTTTACTCCACCATCCTTTAGAAGATCATAGACAAACTTATGTTTTTCTAATTCTCCATTTTTCTCTGAATACTGATCAAATGTTTTACTTAGAGAAAGAGTAAAATGTTCTAACTTTTCCTTTTCTTCTGTTTGATTCTCAATTGATTCTTTGATAGATTCAATCTCTGTTTTTAATTTAGAAATATAATGATTAGATGAAGAGATCTTACTATTGAAAATAGAAATATCATTATTCATCTCACGGACTAATTCAGAGATTTGAATAAAGTCTTGTTCTCTTTTCTCTTCCTTATCAATTTCTGCTTGGAGTTTATCAAATCCAATCTTTAGTTCTTTGGCTTCCTTACCAAGCTCTTCCAGTTTTACTGACTTGATATCATCTCCAATGTTTTGGGTACAAGTTGGACAGACTTCATTATCAGAAAAGAATTTATGATTTTTGGTAATGGTAGAGATTTTGTTTTGAAGCTTACCTTTCAACATACCAAACTGCTTCATCTTAGAACCAGCATTTTGAAGTTCTTCTAGTTTTTTGTTGAGAACCTCCACTTCAGTAAGTGAAGTCTGAACAAGAGCCTGAGTATTGTCAATCTCAGTTTCAGTAGAAGAAATCTCTTCTTGCTTTGAAGATATAGTAGTCTCGCCCTTTTTCGTAATATCATCGATAAAGTTCTGCTGCATCTCAACCTTTTCGTTGAGAGATTTACGCTTTAGATCTAAAATTTTAATATCTTCACGCAAAGTTCTAATACGTTCTTTTGCAATCATATTCATAGAACTGAAGACTCTAATATCAAGTAAGTCTTCAATAACATCTCTGCGATTAGCCGCAGTCAATTGCATAAATGGAACAAATGTACTAGATCCAAGAATAACAATTTGTGTGAATGATTTATAATTTACTTTCAGAATATTTTCTTCTAGAAGTTGTTGATTGTCTCTATCGTCTCCGCGTTTTTCGAGTAAAGAACCTTCGCAAGTAATATCAAATAGATTGGGCTTAATGCCACGACGAACAACATAGTCGCGGTTGTTACTGCGAAATTCAATTTCAACCACGCAATCTTTCTCATTGACGCTATTTACTAATTGAGGTTTGTTAATACGCCTGAACGGCTTGTTGAATAGAACAAAAGTAAGAGCATCCAACATGGTGCTCTTACCCGCGCCGTTAGAACCAATAACTAAATTTGTATCGTTCTGTTGAAAGTTGATTTCAGTAAAGGTATCACCTGATGAAAGAAAGTTTTTATAACGAAGCTTTTTGAAAATCAACATACTATTGAGGGATAAACAAATCGTCTGGTTTGATAAAGATATAGCTATGCCCTTTTACTTCAAGGACTTGTACAACTACTTCTAATGGGACTTCCAAAACATCCATCTCATTAGTTTTATCTTCATCATATGAATCATCTTCTCTCAACATTATAACATATCTTTCAGCATCTTCTCTTTCTTGGAAGATTAAGACATTAGGTTCATCTGGTGCGGATCTGACGGAATAGACATCCATTCCAGTTCCATCACCATCATTTGCAGATAAGATATAACAAGTTTGAATCACACTTCACAAGCCTCTCTATAAATGTCACTGATCAATATTTTAATATCCTCTTTTTGAATAGAAGTATCACAAAAGTCAGACTCTTCAATATATCTATTAAGAATTGACAAGGTGTTTTCTTCTACATCACTAACATCAAATTCATCAGACTCTTGAGCAGCAAAGTTCTCAACGATTTTGATATCAATAATGTCTTGCTTATAAAGCTTATCAATAAACTTATCAAATTCTTTTTGCTTTGTCTTCTTACGGACAACAACTTTTACAATTTTATTTTTGTATGGAGTTGTATTGAAAGTTTGATGTTTGGTGTCTTCGTAATAGATGACTGAAAATAAAGTATGTGGGTTGTTCACATATTCAATTTCATGGGTCTTAGTATCAAAGAGAACAAATCCCCTTGGATCATTTACATCATTCCAATACATTTCATATGGATTCCCAATATAGAAAATCTTTTCATCATCAGATCTAGTATGGAAATGACCAGATAAAACTTTATCAAACTTATCGAAGATACTGTTATCAATATCTCCCTTTTCCATTTTAAATCCACGATAAGCATAAAATCCTTGTAGCTCAAGATGACCCATAGCTACAGAAGCTTTGGTTGATTTAATCATCTTCATGGTCTTGGATTCATTTGCTTCGCAAATCCAAGGAAGCATCAAAATCTTTTCTCCATCAACAGTAATCTCTGTTGGGTCTGAGTAAGTTTTGATATTGGGATAATCTTTTAGGAGAAGATCTAGTGAGTTAGTGTCGTTATTAGACTTGTAATAACAGTCATGGTTACCAACAATCATCTCAACATTGTAATCCTTCATAGGATCAAATACAACTCTCTTAGCCCATTCAAGTGAGTTGTAATCAATACTCTTTCTACTATCAAAAGCATCACCAAGATGAAGGATAGTTTCTACTCCGCGTTCTTTTAGCGTAGGGAAGAAAACTTCAGAGTAAAACTTTTCAAAGTGATCATGTAAATACGCAGCTCCTTTCCTCGCGCCGAAGTGGCTGTCCGTAATAATAGCTACTAGGCTCATGAGTTAAGCTTGGTAATAATATTCTCCTTAATAGCATTATAATCGTTTCTATACTCTGAAGTCAAGTTAGAGTCAGAGGTCATCAATGACTCAAAACCAGTCT